TCTTAGAAAGAGATGTTAAACCAATCATCGAAGAGAATGGTAAGTTTATTCCTGTTCCTGTTATGTATGCATCTCCAGAGAATTGGGCATCGGCACAAAGAGAAGGGTTTTTAAGAGATAACAATGGTAAAGTACAAACACCACTAATCTCATTCAAGAGAAATTCTTTAGATATCAATACAGAATACTCTAAACTTAAAGTGATGACAGATGAAGATACATCACAATCATTTGTAAAGAAGTATTCTAAGGAAAACAGATACGACCAATTTTCTATATTACAAGACCAGAGGCCTGTTGTAGAAAAATATATAGTAGATAGACCAGATTACGTTAATATAACATATGATGTGATTGTGTGGTGTGATTTTATGGAAGATTTGAATAAGGTTGTAGAACAAATAGTTTATTTTCAAGGTGGTGCGTTTGGGCAAAGATATAAGTTCCAAATAAAAGGTGAATCATACTCATTTGATACAACAAATGGAGTAGGTGAGGAAAGAATTGTTAGAAGTAATGTAACACTAACTGCTAAAGCGTATTTAGTTCCAGAACAGACTGGATTGAAGATAAATACACAAAAAGCATTCGGAACATCGAAGATAGTTTGGAAAACAACTCCTAAAATCTAATCTTTAGAAAAAAATTATCATATTTATATACATAAAAGTATAACAACCAAAAATTTATAAAACTAAAAGTTATGGCAGAAGTAAAAAACATTGAAGAAAAACAAGTTGTTAAAATAGAAGAAAAAGATATCGAAAGAGTTAAAAAATTTCGAAGCGACTTTGCAGAAGTAACTGCTAAATTGGGTGAGGTAGAGGTAGAATTAATCAACGCTATGATGATAGTCGATAATATCAAAATGGCTAAAGATAATTTTGTTAACACATTCAAACAACTAAGAACTGATGAAGTATCATTAACAAAAGAGTTTAATGAGAAATATGGTACTGGTGAGTTTGATATTGAAAACGGAACTTTTACTCCTATCCCATAAATATAATCGTTTTGAGTTTTTTGATGTATTTATAGATATAAATAAAAACCAAAAGAAATTAATAGGAGAATCAAATGGCAGAAAGAATAGTAAGTCCTGGAGTATTTACGAGAGAAAAGGACTTGTCATTTCTACCTCAAGGGATTGGCGAAATTGGAGCAGCATTAATAGGTTCAGCAGTTAAAGGACCTGCGTTCGTTCCAACTAAAGTATCATCTTTTCAAGAGTTTCAACAAGTATTCGGTGGATTGACAGAAGATTCATATCTACCATATACTGCACAAGCTTATTTGGAAGATGCTGGTACTGCAACAATCGTTAGGGTATTAGGACAAGATGGATATACTCTTGAAAATCCAGTAGCATTGACAGTATCATCATCGCATGGTAGTAAAGTAGTAGCAGTATTACACCCAACACATGAAGTGGTATCAGATACAGATGTGTTTGGCACATCAACAATTACAGACCATAATGGTTCATCTGATGTATCAGCATCGTTGTTCTCATTAAAATTAAATGGTTCTGAAGTAACAGAAAAAGATTTTACAGCATCGTTAAATCCAACAAATGATAATTATTTTACTAAATCATTTGGATTTTCACCTAGAGGTTCGGAAGAAGCTTATGTTTTAACAAACTTTAAAACATTCCAATCAGCATCATTCGCTAAATCTGGTGAGATTCCTGTAGTAACAATTGATGTTGCTAAAGATATTGATTATAGTAAAGCATATACGGAAGCATCAACACCATTTATTACATCACAAAAAGTTGGTGGTAACACTACTAACTTATTTAAGTTCCATACCTTATCACATGGTACAGCAACTAACTACGAATTCAAAATCGGTATTCAAGATATCAAACCAGCTGGTACAGTACCAGGTTCTGAGTATGGTTCATTTACTGTAGTAGTAAGAAGAGTTGACCAAGATAAGATTGCTGGTTCACCATTCGTAGGTGTAGTTGATTCAGATATCAGACCTAACTTAGTTGAAACCTTCCAAGGTGTTAACTTAGACCCTGATTCACCAAACTACATTGTTAGAGTAATCGGTGATAAATACATTACTGTAGATGCAGATGGAAAATTATCAACAAATGGTGATTACGCTAACAACTCAGAAAATATTAGAGTTGAAGCTTCAAACGCAGTTAAGAATAAAGCTATTGATGAATCATTAGTACCATTCGGATTTGGAGCATTACAAAATCCATTCGGAAGTAAACTTTCATTACCGAATCCAACGTATGTATCAGCACAACAAATCAATAATTCATACAATCCTAAGAAATTCTACGGATTAGATTTTGATTTTGCAGTAACAGATAATAGAAACTTCTTAGCACCAACTCCTGATTCAGCTACGGCTACAGTAGGTACGGCATTCTACTTAGGTGATTACAACCAAGAAAGTGGAGCTAATTATCCATCATCAGCAGCACCTAATACAGGCGCAATTTCATTGAATGATGCAGTAACTTCTATTAACTCTAGAAAGTTCTTAGTACCATTCCAAGGTGGTTTTGATGGATTCAAACCATCGAGAGTTGTTTCATTAGGAAACGATATATCATCAGGAAACTCACAAGGATATGATTTATCATCTAACACAGCAGCAGGAACATTAGCATACAGAAAAGCAATCAATTCAGTATCTAATCCTGATGAATTTGATATCAATATGTTAGTATTACCAGGTGTTATCCACAGATTACACTCAGCAGTAACTACTTTCGCTAAAGATATGTGTGAAGATAGACAAGATACATTCTTTGTAATGGATGCATCTGCATGGAGTGATTCAATTTCAACGGCTGTTAACGCAGTTCAAGCATTTGATTCAAACTATGTAGCATCTTACTATCCTTGGGTTAAGATACTTAATACTGATAAAAACAAACCAGTATGGGTGCCACCATCAGTTGTACTTCCTGGCGTTATCGCATTTAACGACCAAGTAGCCGCTGAGTGGTTCGCTCCTGCAGGATTGAATAGAGGTGGATTAACTTCAGTAATTGAAGCTAAGACAAGATTGACTAGAGTTGAGAGAGATTCACTTTATGAAGGTAGATTGAATCCTATCGCAACATTCCCTGGTCAAGGTGTTACTGTATTTGGACAGAAAACATTACAAGCTAAACCATCGGCATTGGATAGAATCAATGTAAGAAGATTGTTAATCGCAGTGAAGAAATTCATCGCATCATCTACTCGTTACTTAGTGTTCGAAAACAACACAGCAGCTACGAGAAATAGATTCTTATCAATCGTTAATCCTTACTTAGAATCAATTCAACAAAGACAAGGTTTATACGCATTTAAAGTGAAGATGGATGAAACCAACAACACTCCAGATGTGATTGATAGAAGCAGTATGGTTGGTGAGATATTCTTACAACCAGCGAAAACAGCAGAGTTTATAGTACTTGATTTCAATGTATTACCAACTGGAGCAGCATTTCCAGAATAGTATAAAATAATTTAGTTCCCCTTTTTTAAGGGGGACTAACTATTTTTTGAAATAAACTATATTTATATTAAAGAATTAGAAACGGAGAAACTAAATGGCACAATTATTAGACCCAACAGAAGTAATGTTCACATCATTCGAACCGAAGATGTCGAACAGATTTATTATGTACATTGAGGGTATTCCAGCGTACTTAATAAAGGCAGCCAACAGACCAGAAATAGGAAATGGTAAAGTTACCATCGACCATATCAATGTTAGAAGATATGTAAAAGGAAGAAGTGAGTGGAGTGATTTAACAATTTCATTGTACGACCCAGTAGTTCCATCAGCAGCGCAAGCAGCAATGGAGTGGGTAAGATTACATCACGAATCAGTAACAGGTAGAGATGGTTACTCCGACTTCTACAAAAAAGATATCACATTTAACAGTTTGGGTCCTGTTGGTGATAAAGTAGAAGAGTGGACATTAAAAGGAGCATTCATTCAAACAGCAAAGTTCTCAGATATGGACTATACTGGTGAAGATTTAGCAACTGTAGATTTAACACTTTCATACGATTACGCAATACTACAATACTAATTTCGGATTGTTATATTTATATATTAGAAATTAAATAATGAGAAACCTCAGCAGAAATGTTGAGGTTTTTTCGTTTAATTAATAATATTTGTATATTTATATATGGTTAACCAATATTAAAATAAGTTTTAAAACGAGAAACGTTATGAGTAAAGAAGAATTACAAGATGATTACAAAGCACCAGTTTCCAATAAGGATATGGTGGAGCTCGCTAAAAAGCAATATGAGCAAAAACAGGTTTCTGATTACAAATTTCCAACAGAAATCATAGATTTACCTTCTAAGGGTCTTATATATTCGAAAGATAATCCTTTATCAACTGGAAAGATAGAGATGAAGTATATGACTGCTAAAGAAGAAGATATCTTAACTACCCAATCTTATATAAAAGATGGTTCAGTATTAGATAGATTATTCCAATCTCTTATTATATCAAATGGTGAAGGTGTTGCGGTAAAGTATGTAGACCTTACTTTAGGTGATAAAAACGCTATTATGATTGCAGCCAGAATCTTAGGATATGGTAAAGATTATGAAGTAGAGATTGATGACCCAACCCAACCAGGTACAAAACAAAAAGAAGTTATTGATTTAACTCAATTTGATGGATTTGAATATGATGGTACGGGGCAAGTAGAACTACATAAGAATGAGTTTGAGTTTGATTTACCACAATCTAAGAGAAAAATTACTTTTA